AGAAGATATTTAATGAAAACCGTTGATGTACCAGCAGATTCAACCGTAGTGTTGGAAAAACCAATTAATTTGGGAGCGGGGGATAAATTAGAAACTCAAGCTTCCGCCGATAATGATGTTGATGTATTTGCAAGCATATTAGAGATAACATAAGGGATTTAAATGGCTGATTCTCTACAAAGACTTGGAATAAACCATCTCAACCATAAACTTAAAGTTAAAAAAGGTGGGATTGAAGTTACTAATGGGAACATTAGTGGTTCTTCTACTACAACTGGTTCATTTGGTAGAGTAGAAACTTCTGGTGATATAGTTACTATAAGTGGAAACATAAGTTCAAGTGCTAATATAACAGGTAATATTGTAAATGTAGGAACAAGAGTTAAAGCTATTGGCTCTTCCGTAGAGTTTGCAGGTGATACATTAGATTTTGTAGATGGTGATTCAACGAGTAGACTTTTCAAAGGAACATCAGGTGGTTCTTTTGAAGCGTATCACTCAGGTAATAAAAAATTAGAGACATCAGCTGATGGTATAACTGTAACTGGAAACATGACCACAACTGGTGATGTAATCGTTGCAGGAATAACTTCAAGTGGTGATATAGTAACTCAAGGTGATGTTATAGCACAAAATTATATTGTTAGTTCATCTGTAACCTATATGACACAAAGTTTTGCTAGTGGTAGTAATATTTTTGGTAATTCTATGGATGATACTCATGTGTTTAGTGGTTCTTTGGATATTACTGGTTCAAACTTTATATCTGGTACTTTAAATGTACAATCAGAAGGAGTATATTCAAGCTCGACAGCCATTTTTACAAATAATATTACAAACGGATATCCAACTTCCAATCCCTGGGGAACTAACTTAGCAGGATCGTATTTTAACAATTTTGATAACACTACAAATGTAAGTGAAATTTTAAGGTTCATGTCTGGAGTGTTAAGTCATTCCTTAGATGTTTCAGATGCCGCACCAAATACTAAAACTTGGGCAAGTGTAGATACTAATGAAACTAATTTAGGTACTACCGATAGTGTAGATGGTTACTTACCACAAAGTTACGATAGTTCAAATGATACTATGAAATATTTAGTTACTAAGAATTGGGTATCAGAGGGTGGTACAATTTTTAGTGGTATTTCAGCATACCATGATAATGGGCCATCATACAAAATAGACTTTGATTCTAATAGTGGTGGTGGTGATGCAAATAGTGTTTCCTCATCAAATGATTTAGAATTATTTGGTTTAGGTGGTTTAACAAATGGAGGGGCTACTCAACTTGATGTTAAGGTCATTGTAACTCAATCATTTAGTGATACGGGTAGTGTTGCAATTCCATCATCTTCTTTTAAATATGCATCACAATCTTTCTTAGACATATCATTAACGGATTTTGGTACATCAAATGGTGTAACATTAGCAAAAATTAACACGACACAACCAGCAGTTATACCAGCAGGATTTCAAGATGGTAAATTTGTAGATGTGGGTGGAACTGATATGACTGGTTCTTTGACGAGAAAATATCACGTATCAAAAACAGATTTTACAAGTGTATCTGCAAGTGGATATTATAATTTTCATGGATTGAAAGTTGGTTTAGCAACTGGTTCGGGTAATTATACATTTAAAGACGGTACTTCAAAGAATAGATTTTGGGCACCAATTGACCAAATAGAAAGTGATATTGGAAGTAATACGTTAGGAATAACTTCTGTAACTCAAAGTTATGTGAGTGCAACATCAAGAAGTTTAAGTGGAGTTCCATATTTAATTGGTGCGACCTATCATCTAAGTGCATCAGTTCACGGATTATTTAATCCAATGTATGCAGCATCATCCACATTAGTAGATGATAATATCGGTTCACTTGGAATGTCAGGAAATGAATCCGTATCAGCAACATCTGGAGTAGATGGATTGAGTACAAGTGGTGGAACTATACAGACTTCAAATGCAGTTGTTAGTATTTCTGGTTCAGGAGGAACATTACGAAGTACATCGGTAGTTCCAACAAGAACTGATGTATATAGTCATAACGCAGTTTATACACTAAGTGGAACTACTGGAAATAATACTTCACAAACTGGTGTTAGTGATTCATCATTTACAATCGGAATACGAGGTAGAAATAGAGCAAGTTCTCGTTCTACTCTACAAACAATGACATATTTTTATCATAGTGGAAGTACCTTTGGTCAACATGCATTGAGTGGTTCAATGGCAGTCTATCAAAGGACTCAAGGATATGATGGTGGTAGTTTAACAGGAACAAGTGAAGCATTTACTGGTGAAGATTATAGAATAGTATTAGATAATAATGTAACAGGATTTAACGGAACGGCCTTTACTACAAGTTATGTATTGAATAATTTGGGTGTGTATGATTTACAAGTAAAACCAGGATATTTAGTAAATCCAGGTGGTACTTACAGATATTGGTATCCAAGTAATTATCATAGTAGTGGAACATACAAGTATTACATAAGACGATTCCAAATAAGTGGAACAAAATCAAGTATGACGGTTAATCTTAATAATAATACATTGGTTAATTGGAAGGCATCTACTAATGATAAAGTAGCTTGTGCAATATTATTTAAGAGTTCTGCAAGTGGAAGTGGTACTAATAGTGTACTATCAAGAGCTAGAATTTATGATCCGAGTGAAACCACTGCAAACTTAATTTCTTCGAGTGTAGCAAACGATAATTTTTTAAATCCATTTAGTTCCGCAATAGATTTATATGGAAATACTGGTGGTAGTGTTGGAAGTAACACCTATACAGTTCCAATAAGAAATAGTGATGGAATGTATTTGGATAATGATGATAACGAATTATACGTAATAGTAAGATATACAGGTGACCCGACACCAATAGATGATATTACATTAACCTTTAGTTAGAGAGAGATATGGGATTTATAGATTCAGGTTCAAAATCAAGTAGACTGTTAGCGTCAAGAAGATATACGCATAACACATTTACGACTGCACAAGAATCGTTTACGAATGTACTTGATTTAAGAGCCGAAGAAATTTACACACAGGCACATTATGTACCATCAAGTGGATTACCATTTAGTGGAAGTTCTCAACATGGTTCAATCCATCAGGCATCGGGTTCGAACTTAATGCAATATTGGTATAGACACAAGTTGACTCCTTCTAATACTAATACTGAGGTATGGTTCTTTTTAAATCCTACAGGAAGCGATAGTGGAATCGGTGCACAGTTAATTGATGATAATCAACAAACTAATTTTATTTCACCTAAATACTCTGTATCTTCTTTAGCAAATGCAACTACAGAAGATGATACTCCAGGATATGGTGTAATTGTTTATAAATCGTCAACTTACACACAAAGTAATCAAACTGGTTCACTTGGGCCAAGTGATATAGTCTCAACAAACGATTACATATTTGATTATAAAACTGGTGTATTACAATTTTTAAGTTCTGACCACGACCCGGCATCAAATGAAGTTGTGTTTATGACAGCATACCAATATGTTGGTAAGACATTGGCAACGGGACTTGACCTTACTGGTGATATTACCGCATCCAATATGTTATTGAGTGGAAATATAACACTTGGTGACGCTGATACAGATTCAATACAGATAAACGCAGAATATAGTGGTAGTATCATACCTGATGTGGATAATGTATTTGACTTGGGTTCAAATTCAAAACAATGGAAAGATTTATACGTAAATGGAACATCTAATTTAGACAATACAGATATTGATGGAACATTAACTGTTAACGGCACAAACACCACCATAACATCTACGGTAGTTAGTTTAGTTGGTGCTGTTACAGCGTCCTCTAATATAAGTGCTAGTGGTAATCTATCAGCAACTGGAAATCTTGATATAGATGGAACTTCTAATTTAGCTAGTGATTTGTATGTTGGTGGTAATATTACTGGTTCTAATGATATTAGTGCAAGTGGTGATTTATCCGCAACTGGTGACTTAGATATCGATGGTAACGCTGATATAGCTGGGACTTTAAATGTCACTGGTAATTCTCAGTTTGCACAAATAACTGGTTCGTCTATAAGTGCAAGTGGTGACTTAGTTGTAATTGGAACTGGTTCTATGGGTAAGGTTGTGGGTGATTTAACAGAAATAATTGATGTAACTGTAGGTAGTCACGATGATCCTCCTTTTAACAGATATGTTTTTGAAGGAGAGATGACACCAAACTTCACGATTGATGAGGGAAAAACATATAGATTCGACCAATCAGATTCCTCTAATGACGGCCATCCCTTTAGATTCAGTACAACGATAAATGGAACACATGGTGGTGGTTCTGAATACAATACTAATGTTGGTACAAGTGGAGTATCACCTGGTAATTTAGGTTCTTATATTGAAATAAAAGTTGATAAAGATACTCCAAATGCATTATATTATTATTGTTCCGCACATGCTGGTATGGGACAATCTGGATTATTACAAAAAAATGATTTTACAAATTTACACTTTATAAGTGGTTCATCAGTTTCAAGTGGTTCATTAGGTAAATTGGTCGTAGATGGTAAACTTTCGTTACCTTCTATTACTGATGTTTCAGCATCACTTGCAGCAGCTATTGCGGGTGGTGATAATTTAGGTAACCACACCGCTACCCAAGTCCTTAATCTTGATGGTAATAATATTACTAATGTTGCTAATATAACTAACACAGGAACAATTACTAATGTTAGTACTACACACGTTACAGCAAGTGGTACTATAACAGGTTCGGCAGTTTATGGCACAACTTTAGGTCAGAATACTGGTGGTGGTCTCAAAACAATTACTATAGAATCTAATTCAACTGTAAACCAAGACTTAACGACTGACGCAAATCCCACGTTTGCAGATTTAACCTTGACTGGAGATTTAACAGTACAAGGTGATACCACTACATTATCCACCACGAATCTGACAGTTCAAGACGCTTTTGTGTTTACGGCAACTGGTTCAGCAGCATCAAATGTTGATGGTGGATTGATTGTACAGAGTGGTTCGGCAGTAGATAGTGGTTCTGCCATATATCACGACACACAAGATGAAAGATGGGCAGTTGCTAAAGGAGTTGCAGCAGATGGAACTGCGGTAACACCAACTGCATACGTTACCACGACAGTAACGGCAAACCATAATCCTGATACCACTTCAGGTTCTTATGGTGTTGGTGAACAATGGGTAAACACCACTACAGACGACATATGGATAAGAGTGGAGTAATTAAAAGTGAATTTTATGATATTTATTAAACAGAAAACTTATTGGCCTATTTTAAATGAAATAGGAAGTGGGCTCACAAAGAGTTACCAACCGTAAGGAGATATATTAAATGCCAAGTTGGAAAAAAGTCATAGTATCTGGTAGTGATGCAAGTCTAGCGTCACTTTCTACATCAGGAGCAATAACTGGTAGTGTTATTAAGTCTATTGGGGCAATTAGTGGATCCGAAGTAAGTGCAAGTACATTTTATGGTGATGGTAGTAATCTTACGGGACTCGCAACATCAGCAGATGTTAGTGGTTCTTGGGGTGGAGCTCTTTCAGGAAGTTTAGATATAATAAGTGGTTCAGCAGCATCAACTGGTTCGTTTGGAAGAGTTGAGGCTGATGATTATGGTGGTAACGCAATAACAATACAGGCAATGGAAAAGGCTGTTACGATAACGAGTGATGGTTCTGATACATTATCCTTACTTAATATCAATTTTGTAACCACAAATTCAGGTGAACTTATATTTTTTGAAGAATAAAATTATGGTAATGAAATATTTAATATATATGAGGAATTTCAATGGCTAAACTACATAGTGCGTTAACTAACGCCGAATTACACAATCCGAAAGGTATAACCTCCAATTCAACTGCATCGATACTGGAGTTGAATCAGGCACAATCTGCAATTAGTTCAAGTGCAGATTTCGTACCAACAACCAGTGAAACCTACGATTTAGGTAGTACGACACAAGTTTGGAAAGAAATATATGTTGCAACTTCCTCTATAAATTTTGTAAGACCAGACGGAACTATTTTACAACAAATTAAGGCAGATGAAGATGGTGTTATATTTACAAGTGGTTCTGGAGCAGTTGGAAATGTTAGTGGTTCAATTATAAGTGGTTCTTCGTTACATATACAAGGTAATGCTAAAGTAACTGGAGATTTAACACTTGGTGGTCAAATAACTATGGGGGATGCAGATACTGATGATATAGTTTTTGAAGCTGAAGTATCATCTTCATTAATTCCAAATGACGATAATGCGTTTGACTTAGGTAAAGCCTCACAACAATGGAAAGATTTATATGTAAATGGAATTGGTTATATTGACCAACTCGGTACAGACGGAGACGCTGTAGCAGCATATATAAGTAGTGGAGAAATAGATGGTGTTACTTTAGGTGGTGAATCACAAGTAACCATCACCGATGCTGATATTAATGGTGGTACTATTGATGGAGTAACAATAGGTGTCAGTTCGGCAACTACTGGTAATTTCACAAATATATCAGGTTCAGTCGTATCCGCATCAAGTGGTATTTTCGATACAGTAGATATTGAAGGTGGAAATGTTAATCTTACTAACATTACAGGTTCAACTGTTTCTGCATCAACTGGTATTTTTACTTCTGTAAATATTGATGGTGGAACTGTAGATGGAATAACCTCATTGACAGCAGGTGGTAATTTAGATATTGGAGCACATGGATTTAGAGCAAATACCTTAACAGCTGATAACCAAACTTCTGGTAGAGTCGCTGTATACGGAACCAACGGATTATTATCAGAGGATAGTGATTTATCATTTAGTGGAGCTACACTTTCAGCAACAAATTTAACCTCAACTGGTACTATTAGTGGTTCGGTAGTTTATGGAACTACACTTGGACAGAATACTGGTGGTGGTCTTAAAACTATATCAATTGAGGCAAACTCAATTATAAACCAAGACTTATCTACAGATGCAGATGCTACTTTAGGTACTTTATCGGTAGGTAATGTAACCTCAACGGGTACAGTTAGTGGTTCAGCAGTTTACGGTACAACACTTGGACAAAACACAGGTGGTGGTCTCAAAACAATTACTTTAAATGAATCTTTTACAATTGGAGATGGTAATGATGGTACATTAACATATAGTGGAGCATCTAAAACACTTACTGTAGAGGATGATTCAAGGATAAACCAAGATTTAACAAGTGACGCATCAGTAACATTTGCAGGAGTAACTTCCACTGGAGATATAACTCTAACTGGTCAGGCAACTGATGTTGATTTGATTGACAATAACGCTTCTGCATTATCATTTGATGCAAGTGGTAAGACTGGTATATTAGAAATTGTCACCACTAACGACGCAGAAAAAGTCAAGTTGAGTGGTGGTTTAGAAGTTGAAGCTCAAGTAACTGCATCTGGTGGTGTTAGTGGTTCATTCGGACATTTTACTGAAATTAAACGTAGTACAGGTACGGGTTTACATGAATTAGTATTAAATGAAACTCTTACTGTTAGTGATGGACAAAATATTATATTGACTGGAGCAGGACAAGAAAACACACTTACATTAAACGAGTCTCTTACGGTTGGTGATGGAAGTAGTGGTACTATAACTTATGGAGCAGCTTCTAAAACTTTAACAATTGAAGATAACGCAACAGTAGACCAAGATTTAACAAAAGACGCTGATGTACAATTTGCATCCGCAACTCTTACAGGAAGATTAACCGCACAAGAAATTATTGTGAGTTCTTCTGTAAGTTATATCACCGCTTCATTCGCAAGTGGTAGTAATATATTGGGTGATACTACAGACGACACCCATAAAGTAACTGGTAGTTTACAAATAACAGGTTCGGGTGATATTGTTGGAAACTTTACTGTCGGTACAGATAGTGCATATACATTAGGTGCAAGTGGTACACAATGGTCAAATGTATTTACTGACAATGTAACTTTAGATGGTCAAGGTAGAATAGATTTAGATGATGATTTAGATACATCAATTCGAGCATCAGCAGACGATGTAATAACTATCGAAGCAGCAGGTGCAGACCAAGTAGCATTTACAGATGGAACTATAGAACCAAGTACAAATGATGATATAGCACTTGGTACTTCATCAAAAATGTTTAGTGATTTATTCTTAGGTAGTGGTGGTGTAGTTGATTTCAATAATGGAGATATGACTATAGTTCACTCATCTAATAAATTGGTAATCGGTGGTGGAGAACTAAGAGTTGCTGGATTGATTAGTGGTAGTACAGATTTATGGATAGGTAGTAATTCAGCCTACATGAGTAGTTCTCAAGGAAGTCTTAAACTCACAGGAAATATTGTTGAAGTGGGTAATATAACTTCAACTGGTACTATAACGGGTTCAGCAGTTTATGGAACCACGTTAGGTCAAAACAGAGGTGATGGTCTTAAAACCATAACGATTGAGGCAAACTCAACTGTAAACCAAGATTTAACGACTGACGCGGATGTTACCTTTGGTACTTTAGCAGTCGGTAATGTTACTTCAACTGGAGTTGTAAAAACATCTGGAACATTGAGTGGTAGTGGAGATTTTGTAGTGGGGGCACTTGGTGGAAATTCTATAAGTGCTTCGTTCACTGGTGGAGACGCTTCAGTTATATTTAGAAATACTTCAGGAACCACTAATATATCTGGTTCAAGTGTAAGTGCATCTATCGGAACATTTACTACGGCAACCATTGAGGGTGGTACAATCACAGGAATTACTGACTTGACTGTAGCCGATGGTGGTACAGGAGCATCCACTTTTACTGATGGTGGTGTTCTACTTGGAAGTGGAACAGACGCTATTACAGCTATGGCAGCACTTGGTGATGGAGAAATGATTGTTGGTGATGGTAGTGGAGATCCAGTAGCAGAGAGTGGAGCAACATTAAGAACCTCAATAGGTCTTGGTACAGGTGATAGTCCAACATTTACAGATTTAACTTTAACTGGTGGAGATATTACACTAACAGCTGGAGCTACCGATATAGATTTAATAGATAACAACGCAAATGCCTTAACATTTGACGCAGGAGCAGGTGGTACTTCAGTATTAACAATTGACACACGTAATAGTGCAGAAAGAATTGTTGTTGAAGGTACTGTAAGTGCAAGTGGAGACTTCCTTAGTAAATCAACCTCTACTGGTTCATTTGGACATTTAGATGTCTCAACTATATCTGGTTCGGGTACCGTTGGTACGTTTTCTTCGGTAACCATTGTTGATACACCACTAGCCGTATCAAGTGGTGGAACAGGAGCAGAGACCTTAGCAAATAAAGCAGTATTGATTTCACAAGATAGTAGTACTGACCAAGTTGGTACGGCCGTAATGGATGCAAATGGTGAACTTATAGTTGGTGGTACGAGTGGCCCGGCAGTTATGGCAGCAAGTAGTATAGCAGGAACTGGTATAGACGCATCTACTGGTGATGGTACTATTGAATTAACTACATCGGCAGCACAAACAGGTATATCCTCTATCTATAACACATCATTAAAAGTTGGTAGAGATGCTAGTGGTGATTGGATTGATTTCGGAACTGATGATAATATTAAAGTTTATTTAAATAATGTAGAAGAATTTAGATTGGCAAGTGGTGGAACATTCCACGCTGATGGTGACGTTGTTGCATTCTCATCTACCGTGGCATCCGATATGAACTTGAAAGAAAACATTACAGATATGAAATATGGTTTAGATACGGTGATGCAACTTCGAGGTGTTGAGTATGATTGGAAACGAAAAGATATGGGACATGATGTTGGTGTGTTAGCACAAGAAGTTGAAGCTGTCGTTCCTGAACTTGTGAAAGAACAACAAGGATTGAATGGTAGAGAAAAATTCAAATCTGTAGACTATAATAAATTAGTACCAATTTTGATAGAATCTATCAAAGAACTAAAATCAGAAGTCGATTCGTTAAAACTTTTAAATGAAATAGATGAATTAAAAGAGTAATTTGAAAAATTAGTATTATATATATTATTAATATTAAAAGGAGTTATAATTATGCCAAAAGAAACAGTTAAATTACAAACTATAGAACTTGATTCAATAAGAGAAGTACAACAATCTTATAAAGACCTACAAACCACAATTGGTGCCGTTTATCTTAGACGACAACAATTAGACATACAACGAGATGAAGTGGAAAATCAATTGGTAGAATTGGAAGTACAATTCACTAATATGAGAAACCAAGAACAAGAATTGTTAAAAAATCTCGAAGAAAAGTATGGAAGAGGTAGTCTTGATATAGGCAGTGGTGAATTTACACCAAATTCTTAAAAAAAACTTCTAAGTATATGTATTTTGGGATTTTAGCCTTATACTTATATAAGATAAAAATTGTTTTATTGTAATCCATAATAAATTAATAAATAGGAGAAAAATATGGCTGAACGAATCGTTAGTCCAGGTGTATTTACCAGAGAAAGAGATGTTTCATTTTTACCACAAGGAGTGGCTGAAATTGGAGCAGCAATAGTCGGGCCAACAGTTAAGGGGCCTGCGTTCGTTCCGACAACTTTGACGAGTTTTTCTGAATTTGAAAATACTTTCGGTGGTTTAGATACACGATTTTATGTACCATATACAGTACAAGAGTATTTTGACAATGGTGCACCAGCTGTAACTATAGTAAGAGTTTTAGGTATCGGTGGATATCAATCTGATTCACTTTATATAAATGTATCAAGTTCTACTCAGAATTCAGTTGCGGCAGTATTAAAACCCTCAAGAAAAAGTCCAAGTTTAGATATTAGTAGCGCTGGTCAAACTGTCCTTAATGCTAGTAACAGAACTTGGAGTGAATTCATGTTTACAGTAAATAGTGTGGCATACACAGCCTCATTTGATACTGGCTCTGATAGTTACATCACAAAAGTATTTACTTCAGATCCACAAGACACCAATAAAGATTTGTATGTGTATAAAAACTTTGAAGCGTATCAATGTGAGAAGGGATTCTCTTCGACAGTAGGTTCTGCTTCTTTCACAAGTGGTAGTGGAGAAGATTTCACACACGATTACGCAGTTGCAACTACACCTTACATCATTTCACAAGCAATTGGTGGAAGTAGAAAGAATTTGTTTAAAGTTAATACACGTTCACATGGTACGGATATTAATGATAAGTACAAGTTGGGTATTGCTGATTTGAGAGCAAAAGAAGATATTGCTGGTAGTGACTTTGGTGATTTTACACTTAGATTATTAAAGAATAATCCAGGTGAAAATGATGACGGACAATTAGTAGAAGAGTTTACAAATCTTAACTTTGATCCTGATTCAGTAAACTATCTACCAAGACAAGTTGGTGATAGATATGTAACAATTGATTCAAATGGTAAACTCACTTACAATGGTGATTGGCCAAACAAATCACCACATATCTATATTAGTGATTATGAAACAGAACTTGAAGGTATTAGTGGAGATGCATTACCTCATGGATTTGCAGCAGTGACTAATCCAACTTTACAAACTACTTCAGTTCCAAGTGCTAGTTTCCAAACAAATCAGTATACAGACCACATTACTACTGGTTCTGGTAGGTTTGATACAAATGAATACTATGGTTGGGATTTTGATAGTTTAGATAATAAAAACTATCTAGCTCCATTACCTGCAAGTGCAGGAACTGGTAATAATGTTGTGTTCACCTTAGAGAATATGGTAGGTTCAGTTGACGCTAGTGAAATCGGAGCAGACACATATTCTGATGGTACAGAGGCAATCACAATGGCACTATCCGCTAAAGAACAGAGAAAATTTGTTGTTCCTTTCCAAGGCGGTTTTGATGGAGATGATCCAACTACATTGAAGGCAACTGGTACTAATATTTCAACAACAAACCAACAAGGATTTAATTGTACTAATTCAGAAGCAAGTGGTACAGTAGCTTACAAACGAGCAATTAACGCTGTAAGTAATCCTGATGAGTTTGATATGAATATGTTGGTAACACCTGGTATTATACACGAGTATCATACTCAAGTTACTAATCACGCTATCTCAAAAGTAGAAGATAGAGCAGACACATTCTACGTAATGGATGGTTCAAGATGGGGACGTTCAGTCACTAACGCTGTTGGTGATATTAAGTCCATAGATACTAATTACGCGGCTACTTATTACCCGTGGGTTAAGATTCTTGATCCAGTCAAAAATAAACCAATTTGGGTTCCACCATCAGTTGTGATTCCTGGTGTTATCGCTAACACCGATAGTGTAGCACACGAATGGTTCGCACCAGCTGGTTTAAATCGTGGTGGATTGACAAGTGTATTGGAAGCAAAAACAAGACTAACACATAAAGAAAGAGACACACTTTATGAAGGTCGTGTTAATCCAATAGCTTCATTCCCACAACAAGGTGTAGTGGTGTTTGGACAAAAAACATTACAAGGAAAACCATCAGCACTTGATAGAATCAATGTAAGAAGATTGTTAATCGCTTTACGTAAGTTTATTGCAAGTTCTTCAAGATTCTTAGTGTTTGAACAAAATACAGCAGCAACGAGAAATCGTTTCTTAGGTATTGTTAATCCATATTTGAATTCAGTACAGGCTAATAGTGGTCTAAGTGCATTCAGAGTGGTAATGGATGATTCAAATAATACACCAGATGTTGTTGATAGAAATGAATTAAGAGGTCAAATCTTTATTCAACCTACAAGAACAGCTGAGTTTATTGTATTGGACTTCATTGTTCAACCAACAGGAGCTACATTTCCTGAATAAGTTTATTTTATAAGTAAACTGACATATAATGAAAAGCCCCAATTTCGGTTGGGGTTTTTCTTTTTTAAAAATAACTTCTATAAAACTTCAAAAAACAATATCTTTCCTTAACACTTTTTTTTAAGAAAGTGATATTTATATATGTAATAGTATTTAAACGGCATATTAACAGGAGAATGAAAATGGCCGAGATTCTGAATCAAGACGAAATCTTTTTTACACCGTTTGAACCAAAGACTAAAAATAGGTTCATCATGTACATTGAAGATATACCCTCTTACTTTGTAAAGGCAATGGCAAGACCTAACATTACTTTTGATGAAATAGAATTGCATCATATCAACACCAAAAGATATCTTAAAGGTAAAGCTACTTGGGAACAATTAGAAATAACTCTTTATGATCCTATCGTTCCAAGTGGAGCACAGGCTGTAATGGAATGGGTACACCAACATCACGAAGCAGTAACAGGTCGTGAGGGATACTCAGATATGTATAAAAAAGAGATTAGATTTAATCTATTAGGGCCAGTAGGTGACAAGGTAGAAGAGTGGGTATTACATGGTGCATTTATTCAATCAGCAAACTTTAATGACTTAGATTTTTCAAATACAACGGACGTCGCTGATATTACTCTAACACTTCGTTACGATTACGCAGTATTGTCGTTCTAAAATAGGAGAATAAAAATGACTGAATGGTTAGTGGCAAATTGGGAATATGTTTTGGTAGTTCTTTACGCAGTAGAGAAAATCGTAAAACTTACCCCGACTAAATATGATGACATCATATTCGATATGGTTCTTAAACCAATTAAGGATAAGATATCACCATCTAAATAAACGACCAAAGGTTATAATAGTAAGTGGTTTTAATTTCAAATAGTATTCAAAGGAGCTAAATATGGCTGAAAATCAATATGATTTTCCTACTGAGGTATTAGATTTGCCTTCAAAGGGATTATTATATCCAAAAGATAGTCCACTTTCAAGTGGTACTATAGAGATAAAATATATGACTGCAAAAGAAGAGGACATTTTAACCTCTACTAATCTGATTCAAAAGGGAATTGTTTTAGATAAATTGTTTGAGTCTATAATTCCAGATAAATCAATCAAGTTAGATGATATGTTGATTGGTGATAAAAATGCGATTATGTTGGGTGCTAGAATTTTGGGATATGGTAAAGATTACAACGTAGAGATTGTAGATCCTGATTCTGGACTTAAAAAGGAAATCGTGGTGGATTTAAGTACTTTGAAATTTACATCACCAAAAGATTCTATTTTTGAAAGTGGTGAAAATAAATTTTCATTTGAGTTACCCAATTCAAAACGAGTCATTGAATTTAAATTATTAACTCACAAAGATGAATCAGAAATAGAACAAACGGTTAAGGCCTTAAAATCTATATCAAAATCTACAGGTGTAGATCCAACACTCACCACTCGTTTAAAACAACAAATCATTTCTGTAGATGGAGATACGACTAAAAAAACAATAAATAATTTTGTTGATAATCAGTTTCTCTCTTTAGATACAAAAGAGTTTAGAAAGCATGTAAAGTCAATCACACCAGATGTGGATATGTCTACAGAGTATGTTAGTGGAATAGGAGAGCCCCATACGGTAGATATACCGATAGGGGTTACGTTTTTTTGGCCTAACGCAGAATTATAAAAAATCAATACACGATGAAATATTTTCATTGTGTCATTTTAGTAATGGATTCACTTTTAATGATTTGTACAATATGCCAGTTCATTGGAGAAGATATTATATGAATAAGTTGGTTGAGATTAAAGAGAAAGAAAGTGCTGCATATAATAAATCATCAACCACACAAGAACCACCAAAAACTATTCAAAGACAACTATAATTGGAGATTATAAATGGTAAAGATTCTTTCTAAGTTTTATAAGAAAATTAAGTTTTGGATTAAATTTAAAAAAAGTAAATACAAAGATCCATTTATATACAAATGAAAGTTTTATGCATTGGTTGTAGTTGGACGGACAAATGGCCAGATTATTTAAAATTTGTAAGTCCAATCAAAAGAAGTTTACATGGTGAGGGATTATCTTTAATTAAAGATAAGTGCAAGTGGAACACAACGATAAAAAATTATCAAAACAATGTTGAGATAGAGGCTGTAGTGTGTCAATTACCCACACCTATCAGGACATTTTCACGTGGTGATACGAAACAAACACACCAAAATTTTGTACATTCTTTCCAACAAAACAAACAAGATTCAATTGAAAAATTATTAACTGAATACAAAGATTTACTTTTGGATATTAATAATTTACACTCTAACGTAATTTTCTTTCTATATAATACTGGTGGTTATCCATTAAGACATCCATTTGATTTTGGAGAAGATATAGATAATCAGTTTGTTAAATTTTTCCAAGATAACAATATGAAACACATTCATTTGTCTTTTGAGGGTAAGTCTGGTTATTGTAAAAAAGAAGAAGATTGTGATGATTTAGATTACAAAAATTATGCAGAAAAAAATATGAGACGTGGTTTGACAGGTAGAAGTAATTTATCTAAAAAGTATTGGGTTTGGCAACATCCAAAAAATAGAATTATTTATGATGCTCATCCAAATGAAAATGCAGATAAAGTTGCTGCAAAAGTAGTAGAAGAATATATAAATCAACAATCATGATAAAAAACCTCAATTCTTATATTTATTACTGAGATAAATCAATCGATATAAATGGAGATTAATAATGGCAAAACTTGACTTAGCCGAAGGCGTTCTTGATAGGTTTTATAAAAGTGTTGAAAAGAAAATCAAAAAGATGAAACAAAAAAACGCCCGAAAAGTCTTAACTGACCCTAAAACTAAACGAGAGTTAGAAAAATTTGCTAAATCATTAGGTAGTTTAGAAGACGCTTTTAATAGAATACCATAAATTAATAACTTAATCTCTTTCAATATAACATATTATTTAAGGATGGCTAGCCCCATATGGATCAAGCTCAATATAATAAACTAAAACAAGACCAATTAGACCTCGAAAAAAGAATTAATGCCGAGTTAGGTAAGGGTGCCACAGCAGATGAAGATTTCATAAGAAGACAGAAAATAAAATTAAACAATAACGCAGAGAAGTTAAAAAAAATAGAACAAGAACGTAAAATACAAGACGACTTAGTAAAAGCAGATAAAGTTCGCCAAGGTTTACAAAATGATACAACAAATAGTCTTATACAACAGATTAAACAGGAAAGAAATCGTACAAATGCAAATCAAGTCATAACTGACTCTATTAAAAAACAAAAAGATTTCAGTAGTGATTATTCAAGCTTGTTAAATCGAATTGCATCAAAAGAGGAAGAGGTTCTTGACAGTACATCTGCTAAAAACATTGAGGATTATGATTCTAAAGCGGTTACAGAAGAAATTTCAGAATTAAAAAAAGAAGCTTTGTCACTTAATGAAGATGAAAAAAGACAACTTATAGCTAGGATAGGTATACTACAACAAGAACATGAAATGGTTACAAAAACTACTGGTATGGTTAACGTTAAAAATGAACTTTATGATAAACTTTTAGGTA